GGCTGGCACCGTCGAGGCTGGCACCGTCGAGGCTGGCATCGTTGAGGCTGGCACGGTTGAGGCTGGCACCGTCGAGGCTGGCATCGTTGAGGCTGGCACGGTTGAGGCTGGCATCGTTGAGGCTGGCACCGTCGAGGCTGGCACGGTTGAGGCTGGCACCGTCGAGGCTGGCACCGTCGAGGCTGGCACCGTCGAGGCTGGCACCGTCGAGGCTGGCACCGTCGAGGCTGGCACGGTTGAGGTCAAAGCCAGCCGGAACAATCAGCCGCTTGCCGCCCTCTTCATTATTCAGCCAAGCCTTATGCAGGCGCAAAGCATCGGCAAAAGTGCCTTCGCGAAAGGCGATATCTTCGGGTTTACGCATCTCTCATCCTCCAATTTGAGCCGCCGCGCCGAGCGGCGATCACCATGATGTACCCTACAGAAAGACCGCATATAGATTGCGGATTGGCCGTGGAACCCAGCTTCTCCGCTCTACTTCAAGCTGTTGTCGGAGGCTTTCCGCCTCACGCTTGGCGCTGGCAAGCGCCTTCTCTGCGGCGCTCCGCGCCAGATTTGAGCGCTCCTCCGCCACCCTATTCCAGTATTTTACTGTCGCCTCATCGAGGTCTTTCTCGTTTGGCGTTTTGCGGCAACAACTGGCCGCGATTTTCGCGGCAATAGCCGCAATGGCTTCCTCGCGTTCCAATTTTTCTTGTTTTCGCCATTCGGCGAAAACCTGGGGATGCACTTCTCCAGCCATTCACATCACTCCGCTCAGCAGGTTTTCCGCCGCCACTGCGGCAGCAAGCGCGTCATACATAGGATGATGCTGCTGACCAGCGAAGGGCACAGATAGGCCCTCTTTCTTGAGATATTCGTCTACAGAAGCGGGGTTGTGCCCCCGCATCATAAGTAGGCTACCGACCTCGTGGAGCGGTAATGGGCCGTTCCATTGCCGCTCCACGAGGTCGCGCTCTACGCACCGGCGGAACAGGCCGGTTTCCACTGGCGCTCCGCAATGGGCGATCACAACCGCGTCGGCCTTATTCTGGAGCCAGAACGCCCAGAAGGCTTCCTCAAGTTCAGCGCAAGAGGCGTAAACCTCGGTCATTCCGGCAATGGCTGGGACGACGTTCGCGCGCACCCAATCGCTCTGGACGCTATCCAAGGCAACGCGGCCCTGGAGATCGACGACATTTTTCCCGTCAATACGGACGACGGCTGCTATCGCAAGCGTCGAGCCATAGAGCCCATCTACTTCTGCATCAACACTGAATATTTTCATTTTTTATCCTCCAATTTGAGCCGCCCACCCGTGCAGGAGGCTGAAAAGGGAGGGGCCGGAGCCCCTGGGGTTATGGCGCTGGGATGTATCGGCTAGGAGCATCCCCGGCGATATACGCCAGATAGGCCGCAATAGCTGCGCAACCGTTTGCATCAGTGGCCTCGGCCAGCATTACCGCCGCCGGGCGCATCATCTTGCCGCGCATGGTCAAGGCTTCTTGGTGGGTTAGAAAATCATCGTGACGGCTGACTAGACCGATATGCATTTGACCAGAAATGGTTTTTGTCTGCAAAAGAACGTATTTTCGTTCGGTTTCATTAGCCATTCCCGTCTCTCCGTTGTGCGGCCCGTTGCCGTCTTGATGTGATGATTATGGGATAAACTCATTATCGTGTCAATGCAAAAATAGGCGTTTTGCGTATTTTTTCGAGATCGATATGGGCAGGCCACCGGGCCAAAAAACCGACACGCAGCATGAATTGCGCGGGGAGCGTCACCCTGTCCCGTCTCAAAAATTGGAATTTCTCATACAAGCAATATCAATAGCTTAACCCCAAAAATCCTCTGTTACATACACTGTTACAGACATTGTTACAGAGACCAAGGGATAGAGAGAGGGAGAGGGACAGAGACATTCCCATCTGCATTTCATTCCGATGGGATTCCCCCCTCTACGTGTCCCCCCGGCATCCTCGGCAGTCGCTGATGATGGTCCTCGTGAGCGAGATCGATCCCCCGGCCCGTGGCGACTTGCCCAGGTCATGAACCAGCATGAGGATCGCTCATCCGAACGCATCGCATTCTTCGCTGGGAGGGCGCTGGATAGGCTTTAGGGGCTTCGCCGCCACCCACATAGCCAAGGCACCCAAAAAGCGTTCCTAGGGGCCTCTAATCGGCTCCCACATCAATCCCTCAGGACTGCCCCGAAACCTTTCCTGCGCGCGCCCGCGTCACGCGCGCGTATAGGATATATCTCTAAGATAGTTATAGGAGCACCCAGATATATCTAAGAAAAAAGGCTGGCCCTGAGTATTGGGGAGAGAGGGGTGCAGGGGAGAGAGGGTATTGCGAGTTTCGGCACCCCAAAAATCGCACAAAAACGGCATAACGCGTTCTATATATTTCAATGACTTAACCCCGAAAAAGCTCTGTAACAGTCTATGTAACAGACACTGTAACAGAGAGTGCTCTGAGGAAATCTGCGGGGTTCAGGGGCGGCATCACGGCGCAGCCCCGTCGAAGAGCAACTGGATATGCGCCTCGGAAGCATGACGCGACCGATGAGAACAACCAATTGAGGGATATGAGAAAAACTCGTGACGGGGCAGGACGACTGCGGTATAGGTGATGAGTGCGTCTCTGTGGGGCGCTTGGGCCGAGGGAAATGGTTTCTCGGGTCTACCAAAAAATGAGGTTTTGCAATGGCAGAGAAATCGAGGTCGGTCGGGGGCCGCCCAGCTTTCAAGCCAACGGACGATCAGCGCCGCGTAGTTGAAATGATGGTTTCCGGTGGCATCCCTCAATCGGAAATCGCCAAGTGCATCGGCGAGAAGGGAATCTCTGAAGACACCCTGCGGAAGCATTTCAAGCACGAGCTTGATAACGGGATGGCGAGGGCCAGGACGCAGGCTGTCGCTCGGCTGCGCCAAATCATGATGCAGCAAGACGACATTAAGGCCGCGACCACCGCGACGATCTTCTATCTGAAAACCAAGGGTGGGTTCTCGGAAAGGCAGCAGGTCGAGCATTCGGGCGAAATCGAGACCAAGGGCGGCGTACCCGCCGTGACCGTCATCATCGAAGGCGGCGCGGCTGCGCTTGCTGCCGATAGCGAGATTCTTGAAGATGGCGGCGACGACAGCGACGGCTAATGTCCGCGCTGGCGCAACAAATGCTGCCAAGGCGACGGGTCAAGTATTCCGCCTGCATCCAAAGCAGGGAGTGGCCTATACGTCTATCGCTACCGAAATACTTTACGGCGGAAGTGCTGGCTCTGGGAAATCGCATTTAATGCGTGTCGCTGCAATTACTTGGTGTTTGTCTATTCCTGGCCTGCAAATTTATCTTTTCCGGCGCACGTTTCCTGATTTGTTTAAGAACCACATGGAGGGCGAGGGCAGCTTTCCCGTTTTGCTTGGCGATATGGTCAAGCGCAAGGAATGCCGGATCATCTTCGGCAATGAGCCAAAAGTGATTTTCCCGAATGGCTCAAAAATTCACCTCTGCCACTGCCAACACGCCAAAGACATCTACAAGTACCAGGGCGCTGAAATTCACGTCCTCATGGTGGATGAGCTTACGCATTGGCTTGCGCCGATGTACTATTTCTTGCGTGGTCGCGTTCGTCTCGGCGGGCTCAAAATTCCCGATCAGTTTAAGGGCCGATTCCCGCGCATCTTGTGCGGCGCAAACCCTGGCGGCATCGGGCATAGCTGGGTGAAGCTGGATTTCATCGACAACGCGCCGCCGCTTCGTATCAAGCGGATGAGCAAGACCAATGGTGGCATGCTCCGCCAGTACATCCCGGCGCGCATGGAAGACAACCCGACGCTTATGGACAACGACCCAACTTACAGAGACCGGCTCCAGGGATTAGGTGACCCGGCGCTTGTCCGAGCGATGCTAGAGGGCGATTGGGATATTGTTTCCGGTGGCATGTTCGATGACTTGTGGAAGCGAAGCATTCACGTCGTCAGGCCGTTCAAAATTCCCCCTTCATGGCGTATCGATCGTTCTTTCGATTGGGGATCGTCGCGGCCCTTTAGCGTCGGCTGGTGGGCAGAGAGCGACGGCACTGATATTCTATATCCAGATGGCACTCGTCTATCGACCCGGCGCGGCGATCTCTTCCGCATCGGTGAATGGTATGGTTGGAACGGGAAGGCGAATGAAGGCTTGAAGATGCTGGCGTCGGATGTCGCCAAGCAAATCATCGAGCGCGAAAAAGCTATGGGCATCGACAAGCGTGTTGTGCCCGGCCCCGCCGATACCAGCATTTTCGATGAGCAAAATGGCAACTGCATCGCCCGCGACATGGAGTCGAAAGGCGTGCGATGGACGAAAGCCGATAAGTCCGCCGGTTCTCGCAAGCAGGGTTGGGAGGCGATCCGCAAGCGCCTGTCCGTCAGCCTAAGGCCGCTGCACGAACGCGATGATGCTGGGCTTTGGGTATTCGAGACTTGCCGACACTTTATCAGGACTGTGCCAGTCATCCCAAGAGACAGTAATGATCCAGATGACGTAGATACTGATGCAGAAGATCATTGCTTTGTCGCTGACACGCTTGTCGATACGGAACATGGTCCGATACGCATAGCCGATCTCGTAGGAACGGAGGGGCGCGTTTTTTCCAGAGACGGCGGACTTCACGAATATCAAAGCTGCCGTCTGACGAAGCGGGGCGCGGATGTTGTGCGAGTGACTTTTGAGGGTGGCCGCGTTGTCGTCTGCACTCCAGATCATCGCTTTCTGTCTGTTGATGGGCGATGGATAGAAGCGCACAATCTTCTCGGTGAGTCCATCTTGGTTATGCTGCTCCAGGCGTGGTTTCTGCGCGTCGTGAGCGTAGAGCCCGCTGGCAAGGCTGATGTCTATTGTTTGACGGTTCCGACGACAGAAGCCTTCTGCATCGAAGGCGGAATTGTCGTCCACAATTGCGCAGACGAAGTGCGATACAGAATCTATGCAAAGAAACACTTCACCGGAACTGCAAGAATGACGGGGTTCAAGTAAATGGGCATCGAAAGCACGCATCTCCAATATGCCGAATACTTGCGCCAATGGCAACGCATTCGAGCGACGGTCGCAGGACAGGACGCCATTAAAGGCGGCGAGGAAGTCTATCTTCTAAAACCGGACGGGATGACCAAGGAGCAATACGCGATCTATCTGGAGCGCGCGCTGTTCTTCGGCGCGACCGCGCGCACGGTCCAGGGGCTTGTCGGGGCCATCTTCCGCAAACCGCCATCAATCGAGCCCGCAGACAATGAACTGGTGAACACCATTGTCAGCAACGTCGATCTTACCGGAACCCCGGTTGATGTGTTCGCGGCGACGGTGGTCGAGGAAGTGCTCACGCTTGGCCGCGTCGGTATCTTCACCGACATGGATGATGACGGGAACTCCTACCTGTCGTTTTACCGGGCAGAGAATATTCGCAATTGGCGCTTGCGCGACATCGGCAATATAAGCGTGCCGGATCAATTCATCTTGCAGGAGAGCTACAGCGTTCCTGCGACGGACGGCTTCGGCAGTGAAGGCCGCACGCGTTATCGCATCCTTGAGCTTGATGAAAATGGCCTTTACCGGGTGACGGTTTATCAGCGGCCCGAGGGCGGCGGCGACTATCTGCCGCAAGAGCCGATCTATCCGACGATCAAGGGAAAGCCGCTCGGGTTCATTCCGTTCAACATCATCTCACCGACGCAGCTTGAGCTTGACGTGCGGAAGTCGCCAATTCTCGGACTGGTCGATGTGAACCTGTCGCATTACCGCAGCATGGCCGACAAAAAGCACGCGCTCCATTGGAACGCCTGCCCAACGCCTGTTTTCGCAGGCAGCTTCTCCGAGGAAGACGTGTCGCGCGGAATGCCCATCGGTTCGATGAATGCTTTGATGCTGCCTGCCGATGCCAAATGGGGCATCCTCAGCGCGAAGGCCGAAGACATTAGCGCCATCGACGCCGATCTGTCCAAGATGGAAGGCTACATGGCGCAGCTTGGCGCGCGGCTGCTGGAGGACCAGAAGAAGGCGGCTGAGACGGCGGAAAGCAAGCGCATCCAGTACAGCGGAGAAAACAGCATCCTTGCCAGCATCGCCAACACCGCCAGCCGGGCGCTATCGCAGAACCTCTCATGGGCGGCCATGATGCGCGGCTCGCCCGATGCCTTCATCAAGTGCAAGATCAACACCGACTTCTTCGACACGAAGATGGACCCTGCCGAACTGACCGCGCTAATGGCGGCGACCCAATCCGGCCTATTTTCACACGACACCTTCCTCTACAACGCTCAGAAGGGCGAAATGCTCCCGCCGGGCCGGAGCGTCGATGACGAAAAGGCGCTTATCGGCGAAGAGATGCCCAGCTTGGGCGGCATGCAGAACGACACCATCACCGGAGCCACAGCATAATGTTCGACACCCCGTTCGCACGACTTCCCCCGCCGCCACTGCCGCTGCCGGTCATCTGGTGGCTTTCGTGGTTTCAATACTGGCAGGCTCACCAACCCAAGAATGCATAACGCCATGACTTGCGACAACAAACACCGCGCCACGGTGGAAATCACGCCAGAAGGCGTGATCCTTGCTCTTCGCCCCCTGCTGGAAGGCAAGGAGCGGCGGTACATGGTCGATCCGCAGATGGGGGCTTACCTGCGTGATGCCTTCACCGGCGCGTTCCCGCCAGCCGTCGAGACGCTGCCCGAGGAACCCCCGGCAGAAGGTGCGCCCGCTTAGGCGGGCCATCTGGGGCGACGCATGAGCATCACCGACAAACCCGCCCTCGGCACCACCTTCCTCATCGACGGGCGCAAGTGCGTCGCCATCCCGGTCGAGCCAACGCCCGAAGAGCAAAAGTGCTATACCGACTGGATGGAGCACATGCACATGCCCTTCGGCGAAATGGCGGCGGCCTATGACGGCGTGGTCTTCGCGGCTATGGGCACGAGCCTTGAAGAAACGCTGGAAGGGACGGGTGATGAGTGAGCAACAAATCGGCGAAGAGATAGTATTTGCCAAGAGTGATTTCGACCCAGGGCTAGCTTGCTTAGCAATGCTCTTGAGAGAAGGGTATGAAGTCACCGCCGCGAGATTTTCTCGTTCACCGGGCGAACCGATAGAACCGAGCGGAGAGCCTTACTTCGTTTGGTCGCCTGACATTGTTTGGGCGGCGGCGCAAGCTGGGGTTGGTTTGGCTTTTATAACGCCCAAAGAACAATCTGCCTCGTATCGTCATCAGTGCATCCCAAGTGCAGGTGATTTATGGCCGTGGCTGCAAGGCAGACGCGCTATCCTTCTTGTGACTGCTCGCAGGCAGGAAGGGCGCGTCACATATGTATTCTGGGATGGTGAGCGTATTATTGATCCGCAATCCTTCCGTCGTGCGGCGAATCATTATCCAGCCTGGGAGCGCCCAGAAATGCTTGAAGCGCTGGTTCTGATTTGATGACCGATCCTGACAGCCACCTGCTAAAGCACGGCTATGCTCCCGGCGGCTATTGGCATCGGCATTGTTCGTGCTGCGATGATTCATTCATCGGCGATAAGCGCGCGACCACTTGCCGACAGTGCGCCACCGTTCTCTATCGGCAGGAGAATGGCTCGGCGCGGGCGGTCGATCTCGACACGCTCTAAACGGTTGAACATCTAGGAAACATCGCCTAGAAAAGAAAAGCCCCGCCGCAGTTTGCGCTACGACGGGGCAGACCGGATCGAATACAAGGTTCTTCCGGCCAACTGGTGAGAAGTTCAACGCTTCGCCACCAGCGATGTATGTGTTTACCGCATATCGTCACGGCCACGCAAGAGTCTCTTCTGCTCGATCCTCCATCTCTACCGGAGGAATCCGAAATGGCTAACGTTGTTCCCTTCTCGTTTGAAAATTCCACCGTCCGCGTTGTTCACCTTGATGGTGAGGCATGGTTCGTCGGCAAAGATGTTGCTGAACGTCTCGGTTATGCTGATCCCACAAGTGCCATGAAGCAGCATTGCAAGGGGGTGGTGAAACGCCACCCCCTTCAAACGGCGGGCGGGCTTCAAGAAGTCCGCATCCTTTCGGAACCGGACGTGCTGCGTCTGATCGTCGGTAGCAAGCTGCCAGCCGCCGAACGGTTCGAGCGGTGGATTTTTGAAGAAGTCCTTCCGTCGATCCGCAAAACCGGCAGCTACAGCGCGCAAGCGCCGAAGCCTGCAAGGCCGAAAGCGCCGACGCTGCCCGCGAATGTTCGCGCGATGCTTTTGATCGGCGACTACATCCGCAAGGTGCCGGGCGTCGATCCTGCCTTGGCCGCCGCCTGCACGATGGATGCCATCGAGAAAATGACGGGCATTCCGGCGCGGTCGATGACCCGCGCGCTGCCCGCGACATCCGTCGATAACGCCGCGACCCTCAACGCCACCGATCTCGGCAAACGCTTCGGCATTTCTGCAAAGGCGATGAATGCGGAACTTGCGCGCCTAGGCCTGCAAACTAAGACGGCGGATGGATGGGACTTGACCGAAAAGGGCACTGCCTATGCAGAGCGCAAACCCTTCCACCGCAACGGGCACAGCGGCTATGAGACGCGCTGGCGCGCTGGTGTTCTTGATCTGCTGCCTAACAATCTCTCGCCAGCATTGAATATCTAGTGCTTGATCTGGTGGCTGGCTGTCTATTCGGCGGCCACGCCATCAGTTAACTTGAGTTTTACGCAATTTCCGTCATAACTATCCTGCCCGACAAACCCCGACACACGCTCTTTCACAACGCCCGCGCGCCCGCTGCGCGCCCCAGGGGGTATCATGCAGGAAACAGGTACGCTCGGTTCCCTCGGGGCCGAAATCATCATCGACACGTCCGCCTCTGAGATTTTCGCCGTCGATCTTACCGGCGACTTCAAGGGCCGGGTCGAGATGCAAGGCTCGATTGACGGCGTGGACTTCATGCCGATTCAGGTCAAGCCATACGGCATGATCGCCAGCACGATCTACAGCCACATCATCGAAGGGGCCGGAGCATTCGTCGGTTGCGCCTCTGGCGCGCTGCTGGTCAAGACCGTCGTCACGAAGTACGTCTCCGGCTCGTTCGATGTCACCATCAATGCGCCGACCATCTCTTCTGGTGGCGGGGGGGCGGGTGGTAGCGTTACCGTTACCGCTTCTGTCCTGCCCACAGGCGCGGCGACTCAGGCGACTCTTGCAAGCGTTGATGCCAAATTGCCCGCGCTGTCGGGCGGGGCCGTCCCCGTCACCGTCACGGCTTCAACGCTACCAGCCGGGGCGGCAACCGACGCGACGCTATCGGCCCTAAACACCAAAATCCCGGCCCAGGCTATTGCTGGCCTCCTGCCCGTGGACACGCTTGGGACGCCTGGCGTTCCCCGTGTGCAGGCTACAGCAGGCATCGCGGCCACCGTCACTCTGACCACGACCTGTCGGCGGGTGTCAATGTTTGCCACCCAAGGCACGTGGTATTCAATTTCGGGCACGGCCACGGCCACGAGCCACTACATCGGCGCGGGCGAGCGGCTGGATTTCGACGTACCCGCTAGCACCGCGATCAGCGTTTTGCGCGAGACCACTGACGGGTTCATTCGCATCACGGAGCTACTCTAATGCGGTTGCGTGCTACAAGGCTATCGGCCATCGCGCATCGGTCAGTGCGCGGCGGCTTCGTGCCCATCCTCGACCAGCTTGGAGTATCGGCTGCTGCCGCCTACAGCTTGCGTCAGGTGCGCTCGGCTGCATCTTTGGCTTGTCGGGTTCGGCGCTCGAGCGACAACGCTGAGACCAATATTGGCTTTACCGCCAGCGGTGATCTGGACACTGCCGCCCTTCTTACTTTTGTCGGATCGCAGAACCTGCTGCTGCGATCCCAGGAGTTTGAAAACGCGGCGTGGGAGGGGCTGGCAGGGTCAGCCGAAACCATTGCCGCAAACTCGGAAATAGCCCCCGATGGCACACTGACCGCAGATAGATGCACAGTGCTGACATCAACGTCTGGCAGATATCAAACCCTCACGCTCGCTGCGGCGGGGCAGGTCACATGCTCGGTCTTTATCAAAGCCGGTTCAACTGGCACTTGGGCGCGTATCGGGTTTTTTGATACGGCAGTCG